ATACCAAAATAATCTTGTCATCGCCAACCTTGTATGACCAATTAAATGGCCCAAGGTGCCCTTGTCCAGACTTCATGGGCAAGAATCCACTGGTGAACTTCATATCGCTTGAGTCGACTTTGGGGAACTCTCGCAAGAAATCCTCATACCTCATCGGGGTTATTTCAAAGCAAAAATCACCATCTGACTTATCCGGCAACGTAGCCAACAGGTCAAACCCAATAAGAGTCTGGTCATATGTTCTTTCCAGGGTGATATCCTGCAGGAAGCTGGAGGAGGAAATATAATCAGTCTTGATTTTTAATGATGTCATACCACCCGAGAAGGTATCACGCAAGAGATTATATTCCATGCCGGACTTATTGGACTCTGTCAGGATATGACGCAAATACCCTTCCAGCACTTCGATTTGCTTTGTTTGGATTTCTTTTTGTTGCTCATTCTCTGGAACGTAGTCATCAGATGAGGTTACAGATGGGCTGGGTTCGTTTTTGCTCACTTCACCACAGAGTCGAGACAAATAGGCCTCAATAATGTTGAACTGCACGTTAGGGCGTTGTATTTGATTATTGATAGACTTAGAGCCGTCAGATAAAGTATCGACAAAAACAAAATTACGCCATTTGGTATAAGTCTCATAATTATCCTCAAAACCCTGATATGCGTTCTCAATGTTCTTTTTGATGCGGTGTAATTCTGATTTCTTGTCGTAAAGGTCGCTCATCCCTGATTATCCCCGTGCCCGAAGGGCTGCCAATTTGTTAACGTCGTTTGAAAGTTTAGTCAAGATAGCCGTGTTGGGGCTGGTGTAAGGAAGCAAAGACTCATCTATAAAGACCGCTCTGCAAGCCATTTCAAGAGTATCGCAATTTGATACCAAAATATCATTGGCATAGTAAACGCCATAGGCTTCAACTGTTAGATTGTAAACTGAGTTCATGGCCATGGTTTCTGGCGCATGATCTGGAACATGTTTTGCTGTTTGATTGATTGTAGAATGTTCGTTTTGCTGTGAATTCTTGTTCGCAAAATGCGCAAATTGCCGTAAAGAATTCAAGTTTTTCGTATTTTTCTCTTCTAAGTTTATTCCTCCACAATCTCCCGCATTCGCTTGAGCATAGATGATGCTGGAATCTGACGGGCATAAATTCGGCATGGCAGTTACTGCATTTAACTGGGAGGGTGGGAGTAAAAATCTTTTTAGCCAATTCTCTTTTTTCTGACTTGCCTTTTTCACTGACCATATATTCAGCAGATTTAGCCCACATTTTTTCCATTTTTGACCAATCAATCGATCTTTTTTTATTATGGATTGCCGAATGTTCCCCGCGACGAATGCACTCCAAATTTTCAAACTCATTATTGATTCGGTTATGATCTTTATGGTGAATGTGAAAACCTTCCGGTATTTCCTTTCCAGTATAAAACGACCATATATCTCTATGAAGGAGTTTATATTTACTCTTTTTTGAGCTAGTTCTGTAATATCTTCCCGTCGGGGCGAGAGAATATCTGATTCCATTAAATACAATAATGTTTTTAATCGCCATCCAACAAATCCCTTAAATGATAACTTATCAAATGTCATCGTATCATCCACGCTCATTAGAGGCAAGAAGTTATTATTTGCAAAAATAGGATGTCGTGCTGTCCCAATCAATCCAGCTTTATTGACAACAGGGAATTCTCCAGTCTTTTTGCTATCTATTACATTACCCAAACCAAAAGGCGTTAAAACTTTGTCTCCTATTTTAATGTCTTGAATATTCATATACCCATATTGCGTAGCTATTTCAGTGCCAGCCACGAAACATAAATCATCGTGCGCGTGTGAATTATTCCCAGTAATCTTTCTAACATGCTCTAGACACATTTCGGTATGCCTGCCAAGTCTAGGAAGCGTTATTCTTCCAGATGCGATATATTTCTGACACTCATAGAATCTAGCGGTTTTGTTACCACCCCCAGCGTTGCGCTCGATTGGTATTGCGTGCATCCCAGCCACTCCCTTTAGGATTGATACCAAAGTGGTACCGGCTGATTTCTTCTCGATTAATACCTTATCGGGCTTGACTCTGTGCCTCATGCACCCCATATAGAAATCATAGAACTCTGCTTCCAAATCTTTCGGCTCAATCCGGATCTGCCTCGCATCAAGCCAGTGTATCCCATACATGCCTGTTTCAATGCCTCGATTCTCAATCTTATAAATGCCCCAAAAGCTAAGGGCAGTAAAATCAGACCAATTATTATCGCTTTCTGCAGTGTCTATTGTTAAGAAAGTGCTAATAATTGGCGGCTCCATGTCTGTTAATGGGAACCAATCACGCTTAAAGATACCACCCCCTGCGGGTTGTGGGCATTGTTGGTGCTGGGCAAAAAATGTGTATTCGTCAGTCCTGCGCATTATCTCAAGCATTTCTTTGGGGAAGACTTCGGGATAGAGCGGATTATCATTGTCATCAAGCGATTTTAATATGACTTTCTTCCAATCGTAGCCCTCACGGCCATCAATGAAATATGCTGGCAAATCTTGCTCATGAAGACGCTGACCAATGAAGATGATTGGGACATTGGAGCCACGGGGGCGCTGTCTGATTGTTGACAGAAAGTTGTCTATTACCGCTTGCCTCATCGTGTCAGAGAAGCAATCAGCGGGAGAGTGCATATCATCCATAATCACGCAGCCAGAGAAGCGCGAGAGATTTGGCAGCCCTGCATCATTCCCGACAACTGCGCCTTTGGCACCGAACGCAACACAAGCCCCGCCAGATTCAGTTTTGAACTTTCCTTTAGACTTGCTATCGCTTCGCAAATGTACGCCAAAAAAGGATTTGTACTCGCTCAGCTCCATAATTTCTTTGATGAACGCGGTATGCTTTTCCGCCAGTTCATAAGCGACGCTTATATATAAAAAGTTGCAGTCAGGATGATTGGCGTAACACCAGGCTACCCAAAGGCATAATATTGTTGACTTGTGATATCCAGGGGGAACGTTCATCAGCAGGCGCTTTGTCTCCATGTTGAAGACAGCCTTAAGCTCACGCGCCATTGTTATAACGTGCGGTTCCCTGCCTGGAGGCTTAGATATGACGAACTCGCGCCCCGTCTTAAGCTTGAAGAACACACGCGCAAAAAGCAGAAAACTGCCCAGCAGCTCTGCTTTCGCTACGTCTCTAATGCTAAGAGAGGAGACAAGCCCTTTCTGCTCAGGGCTTAGCTCTATCACTTGCGCTTAGTATCCAAGATGACAAAGTTTCTTGTTCTTGGGGTATGCGCCAGAGCCTGAGCCATGAAGCGTTACTTTCTCTAGCCCACCTTCGCGCTTAACTGCAGCTTTGGGCATGTCTTCGCCCAGTTCCATTTTGTGCTCTTTTTTGTATCCATCTTTCATTTTTTCTTTCCTTTTGGTGAGTGTGATTCGTTTCATTTTGAGAAATATGATGCACTGCGTTCCTTTCTTCTTTTGCTTTTCCCTTCGCTAGTCGTAGGCTCCCCTGCTGCATTTAAGCCATTTTTATTATAATTTGGGCTATTTTCTTTGACAGCCTTTCCGGCAGCTTCGGCGTCTTTAATTTGTCTAAGCCCAGAAGTTTGGGTACTTAATTTTGTGAGCCTTCTGCGCGATTGTGCGTCTTGATACTCTTTTGTGTGATCTTCACTAGTTTTTTTAGGTCTCATTTTTTCTTCCCCTTCTTGCTGGGTTTGCGTTTAACTTTAGCTTCGCTTAATGCGATCGCCAGTGCCTGATTCCTGTTTCGTCCAGAGCTTTCTAACTCTTCTATATTCTGTCCGATGACATCTCGGCTTTTACCTTTCTTCAATGGCATAGTTACTTGGCCTCATGTGCTTCAATTTCATTGACTGCTTCGGTGGCCAATGCTTTTGCAGCATCAACTTCCAAGTTTGCGCTGGGAATGCTCGCGATATGCGCATCAATTGCCTGCGCATGTGCAGCGATAGCCTTCATCATCTCGCTTAATAATTCTTTAAGTTTATCCATTTTTGCAATCCTTTGATGTCCAGATGCTTTCCATTTTCTTAAGATGATAATCCATAAGTTGAGCAGCTTTAAGAGTTGCTTTCTTAATATTATCATCACCTTCATCATAGCATATCTGGAGTTGATCTAATATTTGCCACGGGATAGTTTTATAGTGTAGCAATAACTTAATGCTCATATAGTCGTCTTATGTAAGTCTTGGATTATGCCCGTTACTGTCTTGACTGCTTCATCGTCTGCTTGAGACAAATTCACATTAACCGTGGGCGCTTTGTCGGCGTAGCCGTAATCTGCAGTCAGAGCCACTGTATATCCTTTGATGTCAAACTTCTCATCCATATAAGAGCGGAAGCCTTTGTCTAGCCATGCTCTGCGATAATCCTTGCCATCTTCAAGTGCAGTAGCAAACTCAGGGAATTCATGCGCCCATTTTTGCATTGTACGAACACCGACCCCAAGATGCAGTGCTACTTCATATATAGAGTGGCCCTTTGCCATCATTGTTACTACTTCTTTGGGGAAATGCTCTTCATATAGAGTAGCGATATTCCATGCCCTGCCCGTCTCTTTTGGGGCTAGATTGCTTCTCCCACCCTTCACGATCTTGTTTTTGTTAACAGGCATATCGTCCCTTTAGCTCATGTTAGTTGTAATGTCATTATATCATATTTGCAAAAACGAATTTGTCAATTCCTTCACTCATCAAACTCACTTATATAGACGCCGCACAATGCAATGTGAAAATAAATGCAAAATATCTCTATATTGTGTTGACGCGCTTGTTATGATGTTATAAGATAGCAACATCGAACACACACACGGAGAAATACAGAATGTCAAAGATTAAACTATCGCTAAACAAGCACCGCGCACCATTGCACGCGATACACATACTCAACACCGAGCCATTTAATGTCATATCACTAATTCGAGAATTTTGTGATGATCATGGAATTAAAGTCTACTTTTCAGGGCAAGAGTTATTTGATGCGCA